CATAATGTAGGATTTTAATAATGTCACGACGGGCAGTGCCCTTCTTGTCATAACGAGAAGCATACTTTAGGATGTTACTCCTACAGAATGCTTCAGCATCACCACAGGCATCAATCAGATCTAGTGTCTGAATCTTGTCAGTTGCATAATGCTGATTGTATGTGCCTGCAATGTAATCTTTCAACTCCCTTAGGAGTTCTTCTTCATTGTATTTCATGATCAACAGGGTACATCACCATCATTGTACTCTGAATCTTCTCCTGCGTCAACCTTAGTATAGAGATCGAGGAAAGATTGTTTAGTATCTTCATCAAAACGATTTACACAAGACTTGATTGCAGTCAAACGATCACCAAAAATCTTTTGTGCTTTTACAATATGAACAAGACGACGAGTAGTAACAACTTCATCAACACCACCGTCGAAGAAAGTTTTACGAATAACGCCTGCCCACTTGATAAGATTATCAGCAAACTCTTGATCGCAACCTGCGTTCAATAGAATCTTAGTTTCAATGGAAGCGGTAGGGTATTCCTGTTCAAAGGTAATTGGGAATCTCTCAAGGAAAGCTTCATTAAGAATATTAGTTCCAACAAAGCGACCGTCATCGCTGCCTTTACCTTTAGTATTTGCAGTTGCAATAACATTAAAACCTGCCTTTGGATTGATGTATTTTCCGATTTTCTTCAAGAATACACCCTTTCCTTCCAAAACTGACTGAAGGCAAAGAATCTTATTACTAGCAAGGTCGATCTCGTCTAGAAGAAGTACAGCTCCCCTTTCCAAAGCTTCAACCACAGGTCCGTTGTGCCAAACAGTGTCGCCATTAACAAGACGAAACCCACCAATAAGATCGTCCTCGTCAGTTTCGATTGTGATGTTGACACGAATCAATTCTCGATTAGTTGACGCACACGCTTGCTCAACTGAGAGAGTCTTACCGTTTCCAGAAAGACCTGTAATGAAGACAGGATAGAATTTATCGGACGCGATAACTTTGCGAACATTGCTGAAGTTACCAAAAGGGACGTAGGAACCATCTTTCTCTGGGATGTATGAAACTTCCTTTGCAGGTTTTGCAGATGGTTTCTTGAAGCACTCTTCAATTTGTTGTGCTGTCAAGTTCCATTTGCCAATACCTGATTTATAAGACTTCAACCTCTTACAGGCAGTAGCATAAGATACACTTAGTTCTTTTGCTGAATTACGAATGTCAGAACATCCTACCTCAACACCAACATTATCAGTTAAGTGTTGAACGAGTTGTTCAGTAGTCACAGGGTTTGGTTCAAAAGGCATGAGTCTAGTTTGTTTGTTTATACATTTAGTATAGCAGATGAAACTGCTATGTGTAGGGGGAGTGGACAGTTTGTTAATCGAACACTGCTGTCACACTTTGCACAGTTGCACCAGGATTTCTTGCTAGTGCAACTTTCTGTGCGTCATTGTAGTCAACAGCAATTACAACTTCTTCAAAAATTGTACCTGCTTTGAAAAGAGTTACTTTACATTTCATGCGATGTTCTCGATAAAGGCATTAAGGATTGTTTTGTTGGTCATCTTAGAACCCATGTGCTTTTTAAATGCACGTTGTAGTTCTGCTTTGGTAGCAACTTCGCCCTTTTGTTTTACTTCAAGGTCGTCAGTGCCATGACCAATTCCATGAGTAGGGATGTAGAAAGATTCGGTAAAACCTGCTTTCTCTTTGATGGAAGCAAACTTGTTTTTCTTCCATGACTTGTCAAGGTTATCAATGAACTCTTGATCAAAGGAAACTGAACGAGCAAATCTATTCATTTCTCCTTTGCTACAGATACGGATACCAATCCAGTTGTAATCAGTAACCTCTCTTAGAAAACTAACCATGGTTTGAGTAACCTCATATGGACTACTACTAATCTTTCTAGTATATCCTGTCTCAGGATCACGAAGGAAAAATACTTTTCCATAAGAATGTTGGATACTAGATACACGATACTGATCTTTATCGTAGTAGTAACCTTCATCTTCTTTACGCTCTCTCATGTAACTCATAGGATTTGATTCTCCATCAGTTAGACAGACTACGTTTACCTTAGTAACACCCTCAGTTTTCTTTAGTAGATCTACAATCTTACGAGTGCACATCATTGCTTCCGCTAGAGGAGTGCCACCTAGTCCATACTTGTGACAGTAGTTGAGACGATATCCATTCATTGCAAATGCTTGCATGTATACCATCTTCATAGATTCTTCAAGAGATCTCTTGTTTTGCTTTGAAGAGAAGAACTCAAAGAGTTTGAAAGAACTGTCAAAGTTAAGACTATTCTCTTTAGGAGTGACAGCAGGATTCATCTTGGTATCATATCCATATGCATATCCACTCTGGAAACCATACACACGGAATGGAATTTGTGCTTTACGACAGAACCAAACCAAGTTGTATACTTGCTTGAGAGTATCAAGAAGTTGATGATTCATAGATCCTGACCAATCAAGATACATAACAAGTCCATGATTCTTTCCCTCAGGAACTACTGTGACTCTTTTAAAGATATCATCAGTTAGTTTGTACTTGTATAGAGATTGTGTATTGATAACACCAGTTTTAGATGTTGCTGCTCTCTTGTATTCTGCAGCAGACTTCTTCATCTCAAATTGCTTTAGAAGATAATTTACAGATTTCTGTGCACTCTTTTTGTAATTCTCATAATGATTGACAGCGAAGTCAACATTACCCATGTAATTATCTAGTGATTCTTTATTACCAAACGCTTGACCATAGAAGTGAAACTTTAGACCCTCTGTAATTTCTTCGGAAGGAATAATGATATCATCAAGTTTGATTTGTGGAAGTGTTAGATAAACCCACTCTTTAGCATCTTCATCTATAAGTGTCTCTAGTGCTTGTGAAAGTGCTTCCTCGGTAATACTCTTAGTCTCATCATGACCTGATGCAATTTGACCACCACCTATAGGAGATACAGACTTAGTTGTTACTGGTTGATCATCAGATGTTTCTGTAGTATCTGTTTGCTTAGATGATGGTTGAGGTACGGATTGTGTATCTTGTCCTTGACCTTCTGTATCAGTTTCCTGATTCATAGAAGTCTCTTCTCCATCATCTCCTTCTTCAGAATCAAATGGAAAGTCAAATTGACTTAGGTCATCATCTTCAACCTTTGGTTTTGCATCTTCAATCTTTTGAGCATGACCATACATTTCATTAGCAAGGTCAACTACATCTTTGAAGGTTTTTGTATTACTTACTTTCTCTACCCATACTTGCTCATCTTCATTGAAAGGCATAGAACTGTTGCCTTTGAAATATAGATTGATACGATCGATCAAAGGAAGAGTCTCTAGATCTTCATGCTTTACACCGAAGAAGTCATCGTTCCAAAGTTCTGTATAACCATCGAAGAAAGACTTACGAAGACCAGGATATGTATCCTTCATCATACGCTCAATACGAGCATCTTCAATTACATTTACAAATGATTGAGGAGCGTCTCCAAAAGGATCGTTAGGTGTATAGAGTGCGTGTCCTACTTCATGTCCTACGAGAAGGTCGTATACAGTGTTAGAAGCGGTCTTCCAGATTGGGAGAATAAGAAGACGCTTTTCTACATCGAAACAAGCAGTAGAAACTTGACGGTGCTCTACAGTTAGGTTTTCTGTTGCTAGGAGTCTAGCGAGTGTTCCTTTTACTTCTTGATTGATCATCGTGTTTGCTTTAGATATCTATATGATAGCAGTTCACACGACCAATGGTCAACCCAGTGGACACTTTTTTAACTGTCTACTGGCAGGCACATACCAAATTCCTATCTCCATGTACATTATCTATACGATTAACTGCTGGCCAAAACTTATTTTTTGGTAGGTTAGGGAAAACTGCCTGTTCTCTAGTAAATGGATATTCCCATGTCCCACATATTTCTGATTGAGTGTACGGTGCATTCTTGACTATCTCAGGACATTCATTAATCTCTTCTCTTATCATTGCCATTGCTTCACCAAATCTCTCTAACTCTTTCAGTGATTCTGATTCTGTTGGTTCTACCATCATAGTTCCTAGAACTGGCCAAGAC